AGTTCCCAGAGGGCGGTTATGATGGTGGTGGTTCAGTTCCCTGGATAATCGACTTCATTGCCCTCGGCGGCAAAAGAAACATAGCTATAGGTTTCAGAAAACTTAAAAGTGTGTTATCTAATAAAGGCTACAAAAATGCGTACTGGCTGCGCACTGAAACGCAAAAACTAGGCTTTCATGCACTAAGGAGTTAAAAATGGGCGGTGGATTACCAAGCGGAACACCAGGTAAAAAACAAGTTGATAAAGCAACTAGAGCTGCGAGGAAGGTTGCTGCGGAAGTTTTTGAAGAAACTATTGAAAAGCCCACTAAGAAGATAGCGGCTGAAACTTTTGATGTTGTGGTAGGCACTAATAAAGAAGAACGCCGTGCCATGCTGGGCGGCATGCCAACGCCAGAACCGGAAGTCACACCAGAGGTAACGCCAGAGGTTGTGCCAGATGAAACAATCCTTGCAGATACATCGCGCCGCCGTACTAAAACAAAGCGGTCAGGCGCAGGCGGTACTTTAATGGAAGGTTACGGTGTCGCTTATTCTACACCAAGCGCCAAAGCAGCAACAGGGAGTAGCGTATAATGTCTTTCCTAAAGCCTAAAGTTTATATGCCACCAGCCCCACCACCGCCACCACCACCAGCACAGGCCGGTGAAGAAGACACACAACGCGCTGCGGCCTTGTCTGAAGAAGCTGTAAAGAGAACCCGCCGCAAAAAAGGTGCTGGTTCTACAATTGTAGCTGGTGCGCTAGGCCAAGAGACTGGTTCTATGTCAGGTGGCACACCTACATTATTGGGGTAATACATGAGTGATTTTGTCAAAAGTCTGGTAAAGCGTTACGAGTTCCTAAAAAGCCGCAGGGATAATTGGGATACACATTACCAAGAACTAGCTGACTACATGCTGCCGCGCAAAGCTGACATTGTTCGCAAGCGTAGCCGTGGCGAAAAGCGCATGGAACTTATCTTCGATGGCACTGCTTTGCAGTCTGTTGACCTACTTGCTGCTAGTTTGCATGGCATGTTGACTAGCGGTGCTACCCCTTGGTTTATGTTAGACATTAAAGATACTGACTTAGGCCGTGACGATGAAGTGCGTGAGTGGCTACAAGACACCAGCATGCGTATGATGAGGGCTTTTGGTCAGTCTAATTTTGAAACTGAAGTCCATGAGATGTATGTAGACCTGGTTGTGTTTGGCACAGGCTGCATGTTTGCAGAGATAGATGATGGCAATCTAAGATTCAGTACCCGTCACATATCTGAGTTCTATGTTCAAGAGAACCAATATGGAATTGTGGATACTGTATTCCGTACTTATAAGATACCAGCGCGTCAGGCAGTGCAACGCTTTGGGTTTGACAACGTAACTGATTACATTCGTAAGATATTCCAGGACAAGCCTGATGAGGAAGTGGAAATCCTACATGCTGTAGTGCCACGGATTAACCGTGACCCTGATAAAAAAGACAACAAGAACATGCCATTCGCATCATTCTATGTTGATATGCAGACCAAAGGGCTGCTTTCTGAAAGCGGCTTCCAAGAGTTCCCATATATTGTTCCGAGATTTTTGAAGGCAACGGGCGAAACTATGGGGCGTTCACCAGCAATGGTTGCGTTGCCTGACGTTAAGATGTTGAACTTAATGTCTAAAACAATCATTCAAGCTGCACAGAAACAAATTGACCCTCCCCTTCTTGTTCCTGATGACGGATTCCTCCTCCCTGTCCGTACGCAGCCTGGTGGCCTCAACTTTTTTAGAAGCGGCACAAGAGACACAATCACACCACTAAACACAGGTGCGAACATTCCTATTGGCTTGAACATGGAAGAACAGCGCCGTGCTGCTATCCGTTCAGCTTTCTATGTTGACCAGCTTCTAAGTGGCACTGGCCCTAACATGACAGCAACAGAAGTTGTGCAAAGGCAAGAAGAACGTATGCGGGTTATCGGCCCTGTGTTGGGCAGGCTGATGAATGAGATGCTTCGGCCTCTTATTGACCGTGTGTTTGCGCTAATGTTGCGCAGTGATATGCTCCAACAGCCGCCTGAGATGTTGCAAGGACGCGATGTAGATATTGAATATGTATCACCATTAGCCCGTGCGCAGAAGTCAAGCAGCCTTAACAGCACAATGAAAGCACTAGAGATACTAATGCCACTGTCACAATCAATACCAGTGGGCGACCACATTGATGCAGATGGATTAGTAAAGCATGTTACTGAAGCATTGGGCGTACCTAAGACTGCGTTAAAGTCAGAACGCGAGGTGCAACAAGTTAGAGAGGAACGTGCAGCGCAACAGCAGCAGCAAATGGAGATGATGCAAGACCAGCAAGATGTCCAGAACGCAGCCCAACTAGCGCAAGCGTCCAGAATGGTTAGCAAGTGAACCAAGAAATAGAAAAGCTAAGAGACCTTTACAGACAAACATTTAATAGCGAAAGTTCAGTCAAAGTGTTGGCTGACTTAGAGGCACGGTGTAACTATCGTGCTACAAGCTATGTTGCTGGTGATGCAAACGCCACAGCATTTGAAGAAGGGAAACGTGCTGTTATCCTTCATATCCACAATATGATGAAAGAGGAGTAATTATGTCTTTGGAAAACGCCGAACAGGTAGCCCAGCCAGAAGCTGCGCCAATGATGGAAACCCCATCAGAGGTAGCATCCGGCGGGTCTGGTAACGAGTTTTTGAACATGATACCAGAAGAATTGAGACAACATCCTAGTATCTCGCCCATCAAAGATGTTGAAAACCTAGCCCGTTCCTATGTGAACGCGCAAAGACTGATTGGCGCAGACAAGATTGCAGTGCCAGTTAATCCAACAGATGAGGATTTAGACCGCATTTATGACCGGCTAGGTAGGCCAGAAAGCCCTAGTGAATACGGTATTAATGTGGATGGAAACGTAATTACTGAGGAACTTGCCGCAGATTACGCTGATATTGCGCACAAGCTGCGCCTTACACCAGACCAGGCTAAGGGTGTTCTTGATTATTACAAAAGCACTGTTGAACAGTCTGGGGCTGCGTCACTAGAAGCGGCAGAAGTTGCAAAGGAACAAACAGTAGAATCCTTGCGTAGTGAGTGGGGCAGGGCGTTTGACCAAAAGGTTGAGGCTGCTGCACAGGTTGCCCAAGAATTTGGAAACCCTGATATGTTTAATATTACCTTAGCTGATGGTTCAAAGTTGGGCGATAATGCTGAGTTTATTAAAGCATTTGCAAAAATTGCTGATTTCCGGCAAACTGTCACCAGTGAAGATACTGTTGCAGAAATGTCACAGTCAAACGTAATGACACCGGCTTCAGCGCAAGCTGAGATTGACGCAATCATGGGTGATAAAACCCACGCTTATTGGGATAGAAAAAATCCTGTTGGTCGCCAGAAGGCAGTCGAGAGGATGCAACATTTGATGGAGCAGCTACATGGATGATGGGCTGTCTCGTACAGAGGTTAGACTTGAGTGCTTACGATTAGCTGTAGAGTTTGGTAGCAGTCGTAGCATTATAAATCCTCACTTACTCGCAGATACTTACTACGAGTGGGTGACGCAGGGTAGCGGAGAAATCCGTCCTGATGACAGCCGGAAAGACGGAGGCCATAAGTCGGCTGAAAAGACTAGGAGTGTCCGAAAGGGTAGCGCACCGAAGCAAGTGCAAATGAAAACCGTGTAAAAGGAGGACATTATGTCCACACAAGTAACCACGGCGTTTGTCCAGCAGTATTCTGCGAACGTGCAGATGCTATCGCAGCAGATGGGTTCCCGTCTGCGTGATGCGGTGCGCGTAGAGAATATGACTGGTAAAAATGCCTTCTTTGACCAGGTTGGTAAAGCGACTGCGCAGAAGCGTACAACTCGCCACGCCGACACACCACAGATTGATACCCCACACGCACGTCGTCGGGTTTCACTCGTAGACTACGAATACGCCGACTTGATTGATGACCAGGACAAGGTTCGCATGCTTATCGACCCGACCTCTGCTTACGCAATGGCAAGCGCCGCTGCAATGGGCCGTGCAATGGACGATGAAATCATCGAGAAAGCCCTTGGCACAGCCTTCACAGGCGAGACTGGTTCTACATCAACCGCACTGCCAGCAGGCCAGCAAATCGCTAACGGTTCTGCTGATATGTCTGTTGCAAAACTGCGTGAGGCCAAGAAAATCCTTGACCTCTCTGATGTTGACCCATCAATCCCACGTTACATTGCTGTAGGGCCAGACCAAGTTGAGGCTTTGCTTGCAGATACTAACGTGACTTCAAGTGACTTCAATACAGTGAAGGCACTGGTACAGGGCGAAGTTAATCAGTTCATGGGCTTTAACTTCATTGTTACTAACCGACTCGCAAAAGCTGGCAACATCCGTTCATGTTTCGCATGGGCAGAGGATGGTCTTGCATTGGCAGTGGGCCGTGACGTAATGGCACGCATTGATGAGCGTAGCGACAAAGGCTACTCGACTCAGGTGTACTATTGCATGTCAATCGGTGCCACCCGAATGGAAGAAGAAAAAGTTGTCCAGATTGACTGCGACGAATCAGCTTAGGGGGCGTAAACGATGACTACAAAAAACTCTACTCTCGTAGCTAACGTAGAAGCTACCCCTCAAGTTGCTAACGATGCTTGGAACCTACATGGCGTAATGCGTGTGGCTCAGGGCAACGTGGCACTTGCTGCTGGTGACAGCACTGACGATGACATCGTCATGCTTGCGCCAATCCCAAGTAATGCCAGCATCAAATCACTACAAGTTGGTTCTGATGCTTTGGGTGGCAGTTGCACATACAACGTGGGCATCTACACAGATGCAGGCGCTGTAAAAGATGAGGACTTCTTTGCTACTTCTGTTGCCGACGGCGCAGCATTAGCAGAACTACGTTACGAAGCTGCTGACCTAAACACTACAGGTCAACAGTTGTACGAAATGGCAGGCGATTCATCTGACCCAGGCGGGTTCTACTACATTGCGGTGACTTTCAACGCAACCGGTGGAACTGCTGGCGATATGGCGTTCATCATTGAGTATGTCGTAAACTAACAATGTGGGGGCGGTTCGCCGCCCCCATACATTGCTGGAGATAGATATGATGAAACCATGCGGAGACTTCCGCTGGGATTTAGAGGTAGGTCAAATAGCCGAGAGATGGCTAGGCGACATACTGAGTGGAAACACTATAGAAGTAAAAAGAGATTTTGTGGCTTCACGGACAGGTAATGTGTTTGTGGAGTTTTCTTGTAGGGACAAGCCTAGTGGTCTAGCCACCACCTTAGCAACACATTGGGCGTTCGTACTTGATGATGAAACTGTGGTATTATTGCCAACAGAAAAGTTAAAGACCATTGCTAGAGAGTCATACAGAAAGCGCGGGGCGTTCAAAGGTGGCGAGAAAAATCTAAGCATGGGCGTATTGATTAGAGTTGAGAGGTTAGTGAACCATGCCATCAGTTGTTGATATATGTAATGAAGCGTTAGACTTGCTGGGTGCAGCGACCATCATTTCACTAACTGACAATTCTAAAGAAGCCAGGTTATGCAATAGAAATTTTGAACCAGTGCGTGATGCCGTGTTACGCGCACACCCTTGGAATGTTGCGGTCACACGCAAAGAACTAGCCAAAGACGCCGCTTCTCCGGCCTTTGGTTTTACAAACCAGTTTACATTACCGACAGACCCCTACTGCTTGCGGGTATTATCGTTTTGGGATTCTAACGTAAATAACGAACTTGCCGCATATGATAGCAATGTCATGTACAAGATTGAAGGCCGCAAGATACTGTCTAATGAAGGCACTTGTAACATTGTCTATATCGGCAGAGTAACCAACACAGAAGAATATGACTCGCTGCTTTCAGCCACCATTGCGCATCGCATAGCGGCTAAACTTGCTTACAACATTACGGGCAGCGGAACTATAGCGCAGACAATGCAAGCGTTGTATGAACAAAGATTGCGCGAGGCTAAGTCCATAGACGCGATGGAGGGCTATCCAGAACAGCCAGTGGCAGACACATATACAAACATTAGGTTTTAGATATGGCCCGTGTATCCAGTATTGTTACAAACTTTCGTACCGGTGAAATATCGCCAAAGTTAGAAGGGCGTATTGACCTACAAAAGTACAATGAGTCTGCGCAGACAGTAAACAACATGGTTGTGTTTCCGTCTGGCGGTGTGACCCGTAGACCAGGCACATTCTTTGCTGGGCGTTCCAAGGACGGTGGCAAGGTAAGACTTATCAACTTTGAGTTTAGTGACGAACAGGCCTACGTCCTAGAGTTCGGCGCAACCTATGTCCGGTTCTACAAAGATGGCGGGTTGCTAACTGAAGCCAACCAAACGATTACAGCTATAACACGGGCAAACCCTGCTGTTGTGACAATTAGTTCACATACTTTCACAAATGGTGACAGAATATTCATTAAAGATGTAGTGGGCATGTCACAGGTGAATAACCGTGAATTTACAGTGGCAAATGCTGGCGTAAATACTTTTGAACTATCAGGCGTGGACAGCACTAACTTTGATGCGTATGGCAGCGCCGGAACTGCTGCTAAGATTGTAGAGGTTACTACAACCTATACCGTCACAGATATATTTGAGATTAACCACACGCAGTCTGCTGACATATTGTACCTAGCACATAAAGACCACGCACCAGCCAAACTTACACGCACCTCAGCTACCAGCTTTACGCTTGCAGACATTGATTTTGTTGATGGCCCGTACTTAGATGAGAACGACACGGCAACAACTTTGTACGCATCTGCTGCTACCGGTAGCATCACTGTCACGGCCTCTGCTAACACGTTTGCTAGTTCTGACGTAGGCAGGCTGATTAGATTTAGAGAAATCCTAGAGATTGAACATGATGAGTGGGCTGCTAGTACCAGTTACGCTAACAACGCAACAGTTAGGTTTGCGGGGCATGTCTATAAGCAAGTAACAGGTTCCACACAAACATCAGGCAACACGCCGCCGGTTCACCTTACAGGCACAGAAACATACGGAGCTATAAATTGGCAATACTTGCATGATGAAAATGGTCATGTGGAGATTACAGCATTTACAAATGCTACAACAGTGACTGCTACGGTACATGCAGACCAGTATGGTAATTCACGTTTACCTGATAGTTCTGTTGGTTCTAGCAATGCTAACACACGTTGGTCATTAGGTGCCTTTGGTGGCGTCCAGGGCTTCCCCAAGGCCGTTGGCTTTTACGAGCAGCGTTTGTACTTTGCTGGCACTACAGGCCAGCCACAGACCATATTTGGGTCAGTATCGGCTGATTTTGAGAACATGACACCTGGCACGTTAGATGACCGCGCAGTAAACCTGACTATTGCATCTGACAAAGTGAATGTCATCCGGCACCTATTGCCAGCACGTTTTTTGCAGATATTGACTACAAGTTCTGAGTTTACGCTGTCGGGCGGCACAGGTTCAACACCAGTAACGCCGACAAACGTGAACGTGCTGCGTGAAACAACCTTTGGTAGTTCTGAGGTGCGTCCTGTACGGGCTGGAAACAGCACTATTCTAATCCAGAAAGGCCGAGAAAAAGTTAAAGAGATTACCTTTGACCTGGACACTGATGGATTGTTGGGCATCGACTTGACTATCTTGGCTGACCATATTCCGCGTGGCGGTTTGATTGATATGGTTTGGCAGCAGGAACCAGAACTAATCTTGTGGTTTGTGCATAATGATGGGCGGCTAGTGGGTCTGACATATGACCGTGCTAATGCTGCTATCGGGGGGCATGACCATGCAGTTGGCGGCTTTACTGCACACGCCACAGTCACC